TTATTGTCTGTTAAAGCTCGAAAAATTCAAGAGCGGAGCGGGATCGAGGGGATCATCTTTAACATTTTCAAGAGAGCCGCTAAAGATTTATAAAGAGATGGAGGAGCGGGATAAAGCGCTAATTTTAGTATCATCATGGTAAAATTGAGATATAAACAACGTATAAGCGATATGTCTAAAATTTAACAAGAAATATAAAGCAAAAGGAGGCGATAATATGCCTAGCTCCTTAATCAAAGAGGAAAAGGAAATACATCGCCGGGCGTTTGAATATTACTATGCGATGGGAGATAAACGAAACCTCCGAGATGTAGCGAAAGAGTTTAACGTTTCTTTAACGAGTGTCCATAATTGGAGCGTTTCGTTTGATTGGAAAAGTCGGATCGAGCTTAGAGATGCGGAAAACGCTAAGCTCCTCGAGAAAAAGACAAACGAAACGATCGTCGAGATCAAAGCGAAATATCATACCTTTCTTAAGGCGATGATAGCGAAAGCGATCGAGGATTTTAAGGCTCAAAAATTCAAGATCGAAACGCCGCTCGATCTCGTTCGTATTATCCAGCTCGACTTAGAGCTTATGGGAGAAGGCGATGCCGGAAAAGGCGGCTTAATGAAAGAGCTAACCGACGCTATCCAAGCCGGACGAAAACTTTACGAGGCTCAATTACGAAAAGCGCAAGCTGAAAACGGCGAGGATCCGGATCAAGATAACGAGCAAGAGGAGGAGTAAGCGATGATCGGGCTAATACATCCGGAAAAGAAGCTCCCGAGCTGGAGGGAGTTAGCGAAAGAGCTGGGGATGGATCTCGATCAATTCCGGATAAAGCCGTTTACCTTCAATCAGTTAAAAGCGCTATTCGAGAGTAATAAGCCGTTTAACTTGTGGGAGGGATCGATCCGCTCCGGAAAAACGTTTCTATCCTTAGCTTGGCTCATTGAGAAGATAACTACTCTCCCAAGAGGAAACGGTATGCTCCTCGGGCAAACGCCGGACACAATCGAGCGAAACTTTCTAAATGACTTCATGGATATTTTAGGCGAGGGATCGTATCACTATGTAAAAGGCAAGTATATCGACGTTTTTTACACCGATCGAGAAACCGGAGAGGCTCGAAAGCGGCGGATGTTTATCGTCGGAGCTAAAAATAAAGATGCGATCCGCCGGGTACGTGGATCGACGCTTATGATCGCTTACGTAGACGAGATCTCGCTCATCCCGCAAGAGGTTTTCGATGAGTTAGTAGGACGTTTATCGTATAAGGAGTCGATCCTTTTAGCGACGACAAACCCGGATCATCCGAAACATTGGCTTTTAACCAACTATGTAGAGAACGAGAAAAAGAAGAAGGATTGGAGCCGTCATAAGTTTACGCTTGAGGATAACCTCGCTCTATCCGAGGAGTACAAAGAGCGTCTAAAGCGGCAATATGCAGGGATCCCCGCTCGTTATCAAAGAATGATCCTCGGTAAATGGGTTATTGCCGACGGCGTTATTTATCAATGTTTCAAACCGGAAAAGCATGTACTCAAGGAAAAACCGCCGGGAGAGCCTCGCCGCTACTATGTATCGGGCGACTATGGGGATCAAAACGCTACCGTTTTCCTCTTAATCGGCGAGTACCGGGATGGGAAGAAAAAATATTTCGTGATCCTCAAGGAGTACTATTATAGCGGGAGGGAGAGCAAGATCTCGAAAAGTGTAACCGAGTATGTAGACGATTTCGAGAAATGGCTCCCTCGAGGCGTTAGGGTATCCGAGATCATACTCGATCCATCCGCTAAAGCGCTCGCTCGAGAGTTTGAGCGCCGCCGCTATACGGTTACTCCAGCGAAAAACGACGTACTCGAAGGGATCGCCGAAACCGCAAATATGATTTATAACGATCAAATCTTTGTCATGGAGGATTGTAAGGAAACGATCAAAGAGTTTGGTTTATATGTTTGGGATCCGAAAGCAAGCGAGAGAGGCGAGGATGCGCCGCTCAAGCAAAACGACCATTGTATGGACTCATTGAGATATTTCGTTATGGAACAAGTAGCATAAAAGGAGCGACAGCATGAAAAGCGAGTGTAATTATTATTTCGTAAGGATCCGATCCGGAGGCAAAATAACCGGATCGCTAATATTATCCCGCTCTTTGCTCGAAAATATTCGTAAAAAACGAGATAAAATGCGATCTGCTCCCGAGCGGGATACCAAGAAAGAGGACAAAAAGCCGAATGATCGAGGCGAAAATGCGAGAAAATGTTCAAATTGGGAGCGGGATAGCAGCAAAAAACAGGAAAAACGCTAACATTATCCCGCTACTCGTCGGTAAACATTCGTAAAAATGAGCCGAAAATGCGACTCGTCCGACGGCGGGATACCAAGCAGAAAAATAAAAATCCGAATATTGGAGGCGGAAACGATGGCAAAAGATAAGCGAAAAAGAAAAACATTAGGCGGCGATCTTTACGGTATGGCTTTTATCTATTGGAACGAGATCGAAAAGCGGTATGAGCTAAAGATAGAAAACAAACTAAAAGCGTACACTCAAGGCGAAACGAAAGAGGATCACGACGAGGCGAAAAAAGAGCTTAGACGTTTAGCGGAGGAGAAGGGATATACCGTTTATGATGCTTAATCTATAATGAATGAGGGATCACCAAGAGAAAGGCTCGGAGTCTGAAAGGGAGGAGGTACCGACCGTATGGGCTGGATATCCGTATTAATAGCGATCGTCTTTACCGAGCTTATGTTCTTATCGGTCAAAGTACAAAAGAAAAGATAAGCGGCGGCTTATCATCTTAGGGAAAGGGAGGTAAAAGGAGCATGACGATAAAATGGACAAGATGGGATAAAGAAGTAATCCGGAAAAAACATGGCGACGTTTATTTTTACCGGGATCTATACGACGGCAAACATGCAAAGCTTTTCCCTCGGGCGAAAGCCTTAGCGGAGGAGGGCGAGATCATATCCGACTTAATGGAGATCTCGAAAACCGGGAAGGTTACACGAAACAAAGTACCGTATATTATCGCTAACGTATCGAAACTTATCCCGGAGATCCCAGCGATGCTCGTATCTCGGGCGATCGGGCGAGTATCTCCCGCTAACGATATGGATCATCCGCCGGAGGTACAAGAGTTACAAAGACAGATCCTCGAGGAGATCGAGGAAAACAGTAACCTCGCCTTTGAGCATTATACAAATATCCTCCAACATCAAATAGACGGCGGACTCGTCGGAGTAGTGATGAAGGATGCCGACGATATTCCGGTTATCGAAATGAAAGCTCGGGATGTGTACTTTCCTCACGACGACGGCAGAGGAGCGGATATCGCTCTCGAGGAGGAATACGAAAACGAGGAAGGCGAGCTTGAGTCTTACCTCCACATATACCGGGAGCGGATCGAGCGCTCTAAGGAGCGGGATCCGGAAACGAAAAAGCGGAAAAGCAAGCTCATCGTACAGCATTTTTTATATAAGATCGAGGATGACGGATCTCTTACCGAGGTAGACGAGGAGGAAGCGAAAGAAAAGCTCGGGCTTGAGGAGCTAACAACCGAGTACCCTAACCGCTCTCGAGGTTTTATCGAATATTGGGCGAATAATAAAACCTTTAACGATCCGCTCGGGCGCTCCGCTTTAGCTGGACAAGAAAGCAAGCAAGAGGAGATAAATTGGACTCTTACCCGCTCCGCTATTGTATTCGAGCGTAACGGAAAGCCTCGGATAGCGGTTACTAAGGGTATTATGAAAAAGCTCCAAGATATCGCTTACGATACTTACGGCGATGAAAATAAGATCGATGCTCGAAACCTCGAGATCGTACAAATGGACGAAAACGGAAAGGCGATCGAGGTTATACAAATCGACGTTTCTAAGATCGGTAATATCGAATGGGTAAAGGATCTCATGAAACTAATGTTCGTTGAAACGCAAACGAGCGAGAAAGCGGTAGACTTTTACCTCGAAGGAGGCTCCAGCGGCGGAGCGATCTCGGGAGTCGCTAAGTTTTACGATCTCTTTACGTCGATCGTCAAAGCGGAAAAGCTCGCAAAAGAATACATCCGCTTTTTACAAAACCTTTTCGAGTCGGCTCTATGGCTGGAGAGAGAATTAGGCGACTTGCCGGATCTCCCGGTAGAAAAGCCGGATATCGCCTTGCTCGATATGATCCCAATCTCCCGGAGAGAGCTACTCGAGCAAGAGGCGCTCGCTTTCGAGAAAGGTATACAGTCCCGCTATGAAACGGTTAAGCGGATCAAACCTAACGATAGCGAGGCAAGTATCGAGGATGAGGTAGCTCTTATCGAGTCGGAAAAGCTATCCGATGATAGTACGAGCCTCGCTCGAGGTAGACGAACGCTATCCAACCTCTTAGATAACCGAGATACTCCGCTCGTTAGCGGAGGCGGAGAGGCTGGAGCCGCTGGAACTGGAGAAAACCAAGATAATACCGATCAAGAAGAATAAAACAAGCGGCGGGATCATCCCTTTTTAGGGTATCCCGCTTTTTAGGAGGTTATACAAATGGCAAAGACTCGGGAGGAGCTTATCCTTGAAATGGTAGCCGCTATCGTTGAGGCTATCATGACGGATATAGGCTCGGTAGGAGATCTATTCGATAACGCTCAAAAGGCGGGATTATTGGAGAGTATCCTCGCTCGGCTCGAGGAGCTGGGGATCGCCTTAGAGCAAATCTTCCCGGAAGCGGTAGCGGAGCAATACGCAAGCGGGATCAAAGCGGGAGAGGCTTTGCTTATCGAGGCGGGGATGGCTGGATCCGCTTTAGTCGCTACCTCTCCAAGAAAAAGGATCCATATCGAGGCGCTCGATGCGCTTATCTCCGAGGGGATGGGCGATCTTAAAGCGGCGATTAATACGATCAAAGAGGAGGCTCCTAAGCGGCTGGATCAAATCCTCGAGGATATTACGAAAGAGTTAGGGCAAGCGATCCTTACCGGAGAAAACCGCAAAAAAGCGACGGCTCGAGTATCGGAGATTTTCGCAAAAGAGGCGCTTACTTGTTTTACCGTCGAGGATAAAAACGGAGTAATCCGAAAGCTCCCGCTTGACTTTTACGCCTCTACCGTCGTAAAAACTAAGCTCCGATCCGCTCATAACCGAGGAGCGGAAAATCGCTACCGAGAAAACGGTATCGATCTCGTTATAGTAGACGAACATCATCCGACTTGTGAGGTATGCGCCAAGAAACAAGGGATTGTTATCTCGCTAACCGGAGATACTCCCGGATACGTAACTAAGGATGAAATAGGTTTACCTCCTTATCATCCGAATTGTAGACATACGATACGTCCGTATATCCTCAAGTACAAAACGAAAGAGGAGATCGAGCGGGATAAACGGAAAAAGTATAACCCGGATAAGGATCCCCGCTCCGAGGCGCAAAAGAAAGCATACGAGAAAGAGCAAGCGATCCGCCGGAAAGCGGCTCAAGAGAAACGAGATTACGAAAAAATAAAGGCGGTACTCGGAGATAAGGCTCCGAAAACGCTCGCCGCTTATCGGAGAATGAGAAGGAAAAAGGATACTCAATGGATAAAATTACAAGAAGAATATAAAGCGGCGATCCAACAAATAGACGAGGAGCGGGAAAACACCTAAGCCGCTCCTCTATTGTTAAAAATCGGGTATAATAAACATGTAAGCGATAGCCTCCCTATCGGCTCCGAATAGATAGGAGATACACTTTCGGGCTTGCGAGGGTTTCGACCTTACCGCTTACCTCCAAGCTTTCAAGCAATAAGCGGAAAGAGATTAATAGAAAAGGAGTAAGTAACCCTATGGAAAAACAACTCGAAAAAATGCGAGAGTTTTTAGAAGCTAAAAAGCAAGAAGAAGAACAAAAAGCCGGATATCATCGGCTGGATCTTCAATTTTTCGCCGGAGGCAAAGATGGCGACGGCGACGATCCGGAGGATGACGACGATCCGGAGGATGGCGAAGATCCGGAAAACGACGATGATGATCCGGAAGATGGCTCGACTCCATCCCTCGAGCAACTGTTAAAAGAAAATCCCGATCTTAAAAAACAATTCGATGAGATGTTTAAAGAGCGCTTTAAAAAGCGGCTTAAAGGAGTAGACCTTAAGCTCGCTAAAAAGCTCATCAAAGAACACAACCAAAAACAGCAAGGCAAAAAAGCCGACAATGACGACGATCGGGATAATCTAGGGGATGAGATAGCGGAAAAAGCTCGTAAGATCGAGCTAAAAGCTAAGCGCTTAGCGGTAAAAGAGTATGCCGTCGATCATAACCTTAACCCGAAACTACTCGCTCGCTTAGTCGATTTCGACCGGATCGAGCTTAACGAGGATGGCGAGGTAGATCCGGACGATCTCGAGGAAGTCATCGAGGAGCTAACGGAGGAGTTTCCGGAGCTTTTTCGTAGCTCGAAAGATGAGGATAGCGGCGAGGATGAGGAAGAAGATCAAGAAACTAAGACGAAAACTCGCTCTCATAAAGTCGTTTCTCGTAAGAAAACGAACAAACCGAAAGAAAAGGATCTCCGAGAATTAGGCAAAAACAAAGCCTTAGAGCGAGCTAAGCGAAAAGGCTTAATTAAAGACTAAGGGAGGTAAAATCCTATGAATTTACAACCTCGTAGAGAAACAATCGTCGTTCAAGACGAGTTTTTACTAAGCGCCGAGGGTTTAGTCCATAAAGTCGGCGGGATCACGTTAGACGGATCCGCTTTCGGAGCAGATGGTACGATCGTTAAAGCGGGTACCGCCGTTATGAAAGACGGAGCGACAGGCTTATTTAAGCCGTATGCCGACGATGCGGGTAACTTCCCAGCGGGAGCGGAGGTTTATCTAACCGCTCAAGATGCCGTTATTAAAGCGGGAACTAACCCGGTAGTCGGAGCCGTCGTCCGAGCTTATGTAAATACGTCGAAACTTACCGGAGTAACGGCGGCTTTCAAAGATGCAACAAAAGACCGTTACATTTACGGTTAATCCTAGCCGCTAACATCTAAGGATTACTTTTATAGCGATAAAAGGAGGTAAAAACCTATGCCTTTACATTTAGCCGAGTTTTCGAGAGAAGCGTTTCAAGGATATATCGAAAATCTCCCTCCGGCAAAAACACGTATTTTAGAGCGTTTTATGCCGATCAAGCCGGTTTATGATATCAAGTTTAGCTATAACGTTATTAACGGAAAATATGCTCGTACCGCTTCTATTACAGGTTTTAACGCTGGAGCGCCGCTCCGTACTAAGCAAGGCTTAGAAAAAGCTTTCGGAGAAGTCGCTAAGGTACAACATGGTTTTCGCTTAGACGAGGAGGAGCTACTCCGCTTTAACCAACCTCGTAGCGACGAGGAACAACAATCCGTAGTAGAGTACATTTACGATCAAACGGATGAACTCGTCGAGGGTGTCCGGGATGTAGAGGAATGGATGCGAGCGCAAGCGATCTATACCGGGAAACTACAATACAACGAGAACGATATCAAGCTCGATATCGATTTCGGAGTACCAGCGGGGAATAAATTAACGCTTGTCGGCTCGGATGCTTTCTCCGACCATACAAACTCCCAGCCGCTAACCGTTTTACAACAAATGGTACAAATCTATAAAAACGCAAACAAACAGAAAAACCCGGGCGAGATGCACATGAGTACGGCGATGCTAAACGATATCCTCGCTAACGCTCAAGTTAAAAACCATATTTACGGATCTCCGACCGATGCTCGTATCGTTACTCGGGATCAATTACAAACCTTGTTCGAGTCTTTAGGCTTGCCTCGTTTCGTGATTAATGACGATGTAGTGGAAACGAACGAGGGAGAGGTTAGACTTTTACCGGAGCGCCGGATCGTTTTCTTGCCAAACGGTACGCTCGGTAACTTATATCAAGGTATTACAGTCGAAAATAACTATAAGCCGGGTATGTACGTCGTAACAGAGATCAAAGAAACAAACCCTCCGATGCAAGCGGTATATGTCGGAGAAACGATCTTCCCAGCGTTAGCGATCCCGAGCGCCGTAGCTTGGATCGATGCTTAATTAACCATATAAAGCGGATCGGATAGCAATATCCGCCGCTTTTTCCTTAAAAAATTATGATCGGGAGGTTAAAATCATGGCTAAAGCTCAAGAAAAAGAAACTCAAAAACAAGAAGTAAAAGAAACTAAGTACATCGTCGGCGATCAAGGCTATCTTTATAAAAAAGGCAAAGTTTACAAAACAGGCGAGGAGATTTTCCTCACTCCGGAAGAATACGAAAACGTAAAAGACAAGGTTAAAAAAGCAAAAGATAAAGACGAAGAATAAAACGAAAGGAGCGGGTATAGATGGCTTACGAGTTAGAAAAGGAGTACCTTTCTAAACTCCCGCCTAACCCGCTCTCCTCTTTAGATGATGCCGATCTCGACAAAGCCTTTTTTAAGGCTCGAGAGGATCTATCGATTTATCATCCTAGACATATCACGCCTCGGATCGTCGTCTTACAAGCGATTTATAACGCCGAAAGCGCCGCCGGAGAGTATGAAAGCCTCAAGCGGCAAGGGATCGCCTCTTACTCGACGAAACGAGGCTCGATATCCTTTACCAGCGGATCCTACTCGTCTATTTCTCCTCAAGTAAGAGAGATTATCGGGGATCCTCCGACTCCAGCGGGGAGGTTAATCTAATGATGTTATTTTTCCCGCAAAAAGCGACGTTATACCGAAAGATCCCGGATCCGAATAATCCCGGACGGTACCTAAAAGACGATTACGGTAACTTTCAACTCCAGCCGATCGAGGTAAATGTCGCTATCGATCTCCGGCAAAACGTCGTAAGAGATGCCGACGGAGCGGAGGTTAGTACCTTTATGGAGGTAGACTTTCCGCCGGATGTGGAGTACGATTACGGCGACGAGCTGGAGTATAAGGATCCGTTTAACCGGGTATATCGGGGGAAGATCATAACCATCGAGGAAAATACCGATCCGCTCGGCAAGCGAGTTTTATCGAGGTTTTCTACCATTGGCTAAAGACTTTATCTCGATAGAATGGGAAGGCTTAGCCGAGATGGAGCGGTTACTCGATGGGATGGAGGAACGGATCGAGAGGATCGCTAAAGAGGAGTATACCGATTTCGGCTTTCTAGTAGAGGAAGCGGTAAAAGCTTTAATGCCTCGAGATGAGGGCGATCTCGAAAGTAGTTATAATATCGCTCCCGCTCGACGAGAAGGCGATGAGATCGTAGTAGAAGGCGGATCAAATAGCGAGTATGCCGTCCGTAGACATGAGGAGCCTTATCGGATGGGCGTTTATCCTAAGTACGATAATGGAGCTAAGTTTCCGGGCTATTACGTGAACGGACGAGGCGCTCGTACTCGAAATAAGCCGGGCTTTCGAGGAGAAAAAGCCGGGCGAAAGTTTCAAGAGCGAGCGGTTAATCTCCTCAAGCCGGACTTTGAGAAAATGAATAAGCGTATTTTAGAGCGAGTCTTAGGAGGCGAGTAGGGATGATCCAAAAGTATATAAAGGATTTATTAGCGGCGGAGATCCCCGAGCTTGAGTGGAGCATAGAGGCTTACTCCGGCGAGGATGATACCGGAACGGTTATAATGAATAATCCCTCTCCCTCCGATTCAAACGACGAGCGGGAGTTTATTTTCCCGAGCTACCAAGTATACCTAAGATCCTCCGACTTTGCGAAAGTCGAGTACCTCGCTTACAAGGTATATGATATCCTTAATAAGCGGCGGGATGAGGTAGCTACCCGAGAGTACCGAAACAAAAAAGGAGAGCTTTTAGGCTCCCGCTCTTACCGGATATTTTTTATCGAGTGTGATCCTCCGATCCGGGTAGGAGTGGAGGGGAAACATCTCGATTATAGTATAAATCTAAGGGCAACCTTAAAGGAGGTTAAATAGCTATGCCGCAAGTTGACGGAAAATACATCCCTTTCGGTTTAGCCGATATTACAGTAGGCGAAGGAACAGACCAAATAATGTTTGACGGGAAAACATATCTCCAAGCGGACGGCGGCGAGATCTCTATCGAGCCGGAGCTTGAGGATATCACGATCCCGGACTTTGGAAACACTCCATACGATCAAATCGTAGTCGGTTATAACGGCGAGCTTACAATCGTAGCGGGAAACCGAGATCTTAAGATCTTAGCGCTTGCTATGGGTTACACCGAGGCGATTACGGATACCGGAGGGCAAACCGTCGGGCTAATGGATGCGAAAATCGGTACATCCATGCGCTCGAAAGCGAAAAAAGTCGTTATCCATCCTCGAGGAATGGGATCCGATAAATCGAACGATATCACGATCTACAAAATGGCTGGAGTATCCGAGTTTAACGAGTCTTACGCTAACGAGCAAGGGCAAAACGAGATCACTCTACAAATGTATCCGAGAGATGGAGCGGATGCAAACTTACCGGGTAACTTTTTCTATATCGGAGAAACGGATCCGAACGCCGGAACTTAATAACAGAGGGAGGAGGAGAGCATTTCTCCTCCTCTTTTTTGTATTATAATAGACTTGTAAAAAATTTCTCTCAAAACAAGGAGGTACCATTATGGCAAAGGTATTATTAAACATTAACGGAGAAGATCAAAACGTTAAAATCGAAAAAATGAAAGTCAAACAGCTAAAAAAGGCTTTAAAGAAGATACAAGAGATTATTAGTTTAGTGCAAAACGAGGAAAGTACGTCGGAGCTTATCTCTTACTTTATGGAAATGGACATTAAACCGGGAGAAGCGGGAGCCGCTATGGATGACGCTCTCGAGGATAAAATCTTTATCGAAAATCTATTAAACGCCTTTAAGATCCTCTTTAATCGGATCCCGGACGAAATAACGGAGCTTTTAGCGATCGTAAGCGGGATCGAGGAGGAAGTACTCGACGAGCAAGATTACGATACCCTTTTCGATATCGCTCAAGCGGTTATCGAAGTGAACGACTTTAAAGCGATGATCGAGCGGGCGAAACAAACTTTTTTTATGGCTCGGAGCAAGTGGGGAGGGTTCAAGGTAGTAAAATAAAGCTCGATCCTTTCGAGCTTATTGTCTACCGCTTATCCCCAATCTTAGGAGGGAGATCCGAGGTATTAGAAACTCCGGTACTCGAGGCGCTTAATTATCTCGCTATGGAGCGGCAAGAGCGGGAGAGTCGCCGCTTAGAACAATTTCATTTACTATTTTTCGGAGCTAACTCTCGAGTCGATCCGAAACAGCGGAAAAAGTTTTATGACAAGATCAAACCTCGAGAAACCGGAGGGCGTTTACTCGGCAACCCTCACAAAAAGCTCGAATGGGATTTCTCCAAGCTGGATGAATTTAGAGCGAAACCGAAAAATAAACAATAAGGAGGCGGTTTTATGCCGGGAGTCGTTAGCGAGCTAAGAGCGAGATTTTCGGCTCAAATCAGTAGTTTTAAATCCGCCGTTGCTGGATTGAAACAAGAGATAAACAGTATCGGGAAGGATAGCGCTAAAGCTACCGCCGAGGCTAACCAAGCCTTTGACGGTATGCGAAAGAGCCTTACTAACCTCCGCTCCGCTCTTAAAAACGCTGGAGCGGGATCCTCCGATATGTTTAGCGGATTGGATAAGGCGATCACAAAAGCGGAAAGCGACCTAAGTACGTTCGGGCGGCTTTCCGTTTCTACTATGCTCGAGCTTCAAACGTCGGTAAATAAAGCGAAAAAAACGATCGACAAGCTCGGGGATAATGTCAATCTCGGAGGATTGGATCAAGCGATCCGAGAAGCAGACAAGGCGATCCAAGATTTCGGGAAAAATGCGAGCGGAGCGACGAAAGAAGCGGAGCAAGCCTTAAAAAACTATCAAAATACAT